CCGCGCCGCCCTGGCCGCAATGAAGTATCGCGACGAGCGGTCCCAGGTGGAAGTGACCGCCGAGGCCGACGAGGCCGCGGATAACGCAGACCTTGACCTGGAGGCTCGCCAGGTGCTGGAGGGTTCCGGAAATGGCAAAGCGGCGCGAGCCTAAGCCCGTCCCCGTGGCCCCCGTGGCGTCGATGCGGCAGCAGCTCGGCGTGCCCGACGGTTCCCCGGACTGCCCCGGCTGCCATGGCGGCATAATTCTGCACGGTGAGATGTTCATCCCGTGTCCGCACTGCCAGGAGCCCGCGCTGAATGCGTGCTTGAAGAAACCGCAGTTCGCCAGGTTGGCACAGCGCATGATTGATATGTACCCAACGGAGGATGAGAAAAATGCCCTGCGGAAAAAAAGGCTACAAGAAGCCGAAGAAGCGCGCGGCCGCGAAGCGAAAGAAGTAGAGCAGCCCCCCGGAGATAACGGCCACCCTAACCCGCGGAATCCGTTTGGCGCTTGATTTTGATATCGTGCCGAGCAACGCGGCGGCCGGCGGCTCTGACCACAACCTGGTCCTGTCCTCGTGGATGCATCAGACGTTGATGGGATCAGGGCACCGGGCCGTGGTGGAGTGGCTGCTAGATCAGTGGGGCACCATCGTTGCTGTTCACCCTGAGCACCGTGAGCAGATCTTTGGCTGGCTCTGTGGGGGCATCAGCGAAGACCAGGAGCCGGTGCTGCATATGGTCTACGTGCGGAACGCGTGGCGCCAGCAGGGTGTTGGGGCCGCGCTGATGAAGAAACTAACGCCGGCCCTCGGCGATAAGCGCGTGTGGCTCACCCACGAGCCGCGGGCCAGTCGAAAACACCCCAAGGCATGGGAGGGGCTCGTGTCCAGTTGGGGGCTCGTTTACAATCCATACAAGGTGTTGAAGCTATGACAGATAAGCGAATCAAAACAGTCAAGTGTCGACCCGCTTCGGGAATCGCAGACCTCAACGTACAGCCCGGCCCTGGCCAGATTGTGGAGCAGACCGAGCACGGCATCATGGTGCAGGCGTTTATGCGCCCCCCGGAGTTTATCCCGTGGTCCTCCGTCGCCAAGGTCATCTACGAGCGGTCGGAGATGGACTCGGCAATCATCGAGTGGCAGAACGCCGGCTGGAAGCCCGTTCAGAGCACCGGCTCCCTGGAGCGTGACGGCATCTCGGTGGGATTCCAGGACGCCCTGAAGATGAACCCGCGCCAGTGGGAGCAGGCCGAAAAGAAGAGGCTGGCAGACGAACTGGAGGCCGGAAAGGCTGCGCTGGCCCGGGAGCGCGCGGAACTGGAGGCGGAGCCACCGAAGAAGAAGCGCGGCAGGCCCAAGAAGGCCGTTTAGTCCGCGGTGTCGTGGAGTAGGCAGAGGCGCCTGGACACGGCGCGGGCTATCCTGGCCAGCCTGTGGGCCGAGCAGCGCGCTGCGGTGGCCGACCCGTGCCCGTTCAAGGCGCTGTTTACGACGCGCCGAGCCGGGAAAACATGGACGCCGCTCACCGACTTCGCCGCAGACGGACTGATTCACCCTCGGAGCATGTATTGCCACGTTGCGCTGACGCACAATAACTCAGAGATCATCGCGTGGCCGATTCTGAAAGACCTCGATCGCAGGTTTGGGCTCGGGGGCCGTTTCCAGGAGCAAAAGCTGCGCTACACGCTGCCAACGGGGTCCACTATCCAACTCTACGGCGGGGATCGCCCCGGCTGGTCACAGCGGCTCTACGGGACGAAGCTCAAGGGCGCTGCGGTGGACGAGGCGGGGTTTTACTCGGTGGACATCAACGACCTGGTGACCGATGTTTTAAACCCTGCTCTGCTGATGCCCTACGGCAAGCGCGGGACGCTGTATTTGATGAGCATCCCGGGCAAGATGCCCTCGGGGCTGTTCTACGAGCTGACGAACCAGTTCCCGTGGGATGAAACCTACGCCGCGCGCGTCCCGAAGCCCACGAGCCTGTGCCCCACAGCTGGCCGCTGGTCTGTTCACTCGTGGACCACCGAGGCGAACCCCTACATGAGCGAGCAGTTTGTTCAGGAGATGGACGAGTGGCGCGCCGCCGACCCCGACTGCGAAAAAGACCCCCGGTTCCTCCGGAATTACCTAAAAGCCTGGGTCTACGAGCGGGGGGAGCAGGTTTACCTGTTCGATGCCGAGAAAAACACGTTTCCCGGCGAGTTCACGCCGAGGTCTGACGATTCATACGTGCTCGGGGTGGATTTCGGCTGGCATGACGCCACGGCCACGAGCCTGAACGCTTACGGCAGCCGCTCGGCGCTGGTCGAGGTCGAATCTTGGAAGAAACCCGGGGTGCTGCTGGGCGACCTGGCCGACCACATCCGGGGGCTGATGGACCGCTACCCAAGCGGTGACTGGGCGATCGTGGGCGACCCGGCCCACCGCCAGTTGTTCGAGGAGTTTCGCCGGGTGCATGACATCCCGATGATGGAGGGGGAGAAATCCAAGAAGTTCGATCAGATAAAAATCATAAATTCGGCGTTCCGCCAGAGCCAGATTCTGGTGGTGGACCCGAAGACGAGCCCGCACGTCGAGGAAATGCGCAAATTGCGCTGGCACGTGAAGGCCGACGGGTCGAAAACCGAGCAGCAGGGGCAGGCGAACGACTGCTGCGATGCCCACATGCTTGCTTTTCGCCACGCGCGGCACTATTTGAGGGGCGAAGAGGAGCACACCGTACCGACGCCCGATGAGCAGCGGTTGGCCGACAAAAAACGGCTAATTGAGGCTGATATTGACCGAATGATGCGTGATAAACTAAATTCTTGGAACGATTTCTAAGGAGCGCCCCATGCATGGTGATGATGGAATTCTGACTGAAGCAGAAAAACACTGGTGGATCGACGACGAAGAGTCTGAGCCCCACAACGGGATAGCGAATGTACTGATGACGCTGCAAACGGACACGGACAGGCGTCATCAGAAGTTCCGGCGTTACCTCCACATCTACCTGAACAAAAATGTTACGGGGTGGGGCCCAGGCTCCGAAACGGACGACAACGAAGACGGCCTGTGGGGCGAGACCCCGTCTGGCGAGCCGTGGAGCTACATCAACCCGATTCGCTCATGCATCGAAACGCTGGCGAGCCGGTACGGGGCGCACAAGATCAAGCCGAAGTTCCTCACCGATACCACGTCGTCTGACGCCGCATCGCTTCGCAAGCAGGCGCAGCTCATCGAAAAGGCGGTGATGGGCGAGTGGAGCGCCGGCCAGGTCTACAAAAACGCCGTCAGCGTGTTCTATGACGCCGCAATCCTGGGCCTGGGGGCCATGGCCGTCTATTCCGAAGATGGCAAGGTGGTCTATGAGCGCGTGTTCCCCGGGGAGCTGGTGGTGGACGAGACGGCGTGCCGCACGACGCCGCCGAGGACGCTGTATCAGGTGCGGGCCGCGCCGGCTGATACGATCGTTGCCCGGTGGCCCGACAAGGAGGAGGAAATCAAGGCCGCGGTGGGCCAGTTTCCCATTGGGGAGGAAGAGCCCGGCTACATGAAGGTCACCGACATGGTCCAGGTGATCGAGGCGTGGCACCTCCCGAGCAAGACCGGCGCCGATGATGGGCTGCACGCCGTTGTGATCGACGGCTGCACGCTGCAGACGACCCCATGGAAGCGTGACCACTTTCCGTTTGCGTTTATGCGTTGGGGCGAGCCGGTGTTGGGTTTTTGGCCGCAGGGGCTCGTGGAGTGCGAGGAGCCGCTGCAGTACATGGTGAACAAGACCGAGCGGCGCTTTCAGTCGATGATTCACATGTACTGCGTGAACCGTACATTCATCCAAAAGGGCACCGTCGACGTCGGAAAAATCAGGAACAACACCGGCGATATCATCGAATACAAGGGCAACGTGCCCCCGCGCACCGACAGCCCCCTGAGCATCCCGGCTGACGCGTTCCGCTACCAGGAGCAGCGGTATGAACGCGTGTTCGAAGAGTCGGGGGTGTCCATGCTCTCGGCCGCCTCGGTGAAGCCGAAAGGAGTGGAGGCCGCTGTGGCCCTCCGTGAGCTTTCCGAGGTGGAGACCGGCCGCCATGCCCTGCTCGGAACCGAATGGGAGGATTTTTTCATGTCCCTGGCCCGGCTGACGGTTGAGGAGCGCAAGGAGATCGGGGGCCGTAGCCGCTACCGGGATTCCGAGGAGGGCGTATATCTTCAGATCGACTGGAAGGCCGCACTGAAGGATTTGGATTTCGAGCTGGAGGTGTTCCCCACGAGCTACCTGCCTCACACCCCGTCGGGGCGCCTGTCCACGGTGATGGAGATGCTCGGGGCAGGATTCTTCGGTCCACCGGACAGTCAGCAGAGCATCGGCAAGGCGATGCAGATTTTGAACTTTCCGGACCTGTCGCAGCTCGTGAGCATCGAGACCGCGGCGCTCGAGGACATCGATTTCCAGGTAGAGTTGATGCTGGACGGCAAGCCGCAGGAGCCCGAGCCGTTCCAGGACTTGCAGCTTGCCCTGGCGCGCGTCACGTCGGCCCTGTTGCGGGCCCGGAGCGATGGTGTGCCCGAGGACCGCCAGGGGCTGCTGCTCGACTACCTCGACGCGGTGCAGGATTTGTTGGAACCTCCGGCGCCACCCGCCCCGGCGCCGATGGGCCCTCCGCCCGAAGAGATGATGATACCGCCCGAGGGGGTGCCCGAGGTGGCTGAGTTGCCGCCGGGTGAGTTGATCGAGGGCACCCTACCCCCGGAGCCACTACCACCCGAGGCACCCATGGTGCTGGAGGAATAGAGGGAGAATAACAGATGGCAGATGAGCTAACCGACGCCACCGATGAACTGGACACCGTTGACGCCCCTGAAGAGGGCGCAGAGCAGCCTGAAGAGGCCGCGGCGCCAGAGGTGGCACCAGAGGTGCCTGATGAGCTGAAGCGTGCCCAGGAGGCGCTTGCGGCACAGGACAGAGATATCGTGGCGCGCACCGCGGCCCTGAATGCACAGCAGCACCACGTGGACGAGTATAACCGCCTGCGTCAGATGGCCTCGTCAGACCCCATGGCGGCTATCAGGGCGCTCGGGGTCGATCCCATGGCCGTGGTGCAGGGGTACGTGGGCAGCGATGAGCCGGCTACGCCGGACCCGCACGTGCAGAGGATGGAGCAGGCGTTTCAGCAGAAGTTCCAGGCCCAGGGCGAACAGTTGAAGGCGCTCCAGGATACGCAGACGTTCAACGGCATCCGGAGCATGATTAACGGGAATCGGGAGCAGTTTCCCATCGTCCACAGCCTGGCGCAGAGCAACGACAGTCTGCCGGCGCAGATTAACCAGCAGGCCGAGCTGTACCGCAACGCCGGGCGCGACCCGGACTATGGGGCGATTCTGAGCGAGATTGAGCGGCAGTCGGCGGAGAACATTTTCGGTGGACTTTCGGCGGAGCCGGCTATAGCATCTAAGTACGCGGATCGGATTTCGGCCCTAACCGGCCAACCCGGCGCCCAGCAGCCCGCAGTTGAGCAACCGAGCGGGGCCCCGTCCAAGGGCATCACCTCCAGCATGGGGGCAGAGGCCAGGACGGCGGAAAAAAACCTAAGCGACGACGAGCTGGACGCCGAGATGAGGAAAGGGATTTCGGAGCTTCTCCGCGGTAAATAGCTGGCATGGGCTTGTGAAAACAAGCGTACCCATCTGACAGACAAGCTAGACGGTCAGACCTAAGCCTTTCAGCGCAAACTGAACTGAAAAGGATGAAGGCATATGACCGTTACCACACGAGCACTCTTCGACATGCTGAAGAGGCGCTATCCCCCCTGGAAGGTGCTGAGCACCGTCGCGAAAGATAACCCCGGCTTCGGCATGGTGGCCAAGGACACCTCCGGTGGTGGTCTCACCATGGACTACGGCGTGGAGTACAGCGTTCCCACGAGGGCAGCGACGTTCGCCACCGCCCAGACGAACTCCAGCAGGACGCGCAACGCGCGCTTCCAGCTCGACTTTGCCGACGACTATGGCGTCGTGCAGATCGAGCAGAAGCTGCTCGAGTCCGGCCGCCGCGGCGAGGATGCGCTGATTTCGGCGCTGACCTCGCAGACCGAGGGCATCCTGACCGCGCTGAAAAACAGCCTCGGCCGCGCGTTCTTCGGAAACGGGTCGAACCAGATCGGCGTGGTCGACGTGACCGGGGCCGCCCCCGTGGCCGGCCCCATCCTCCAGCTCGAAAGCCTGGATGACGTGGTCCACTTCGACATCGGGCAGACGCTCGTGGTCGCCGCCAGCACCACCGCGGCCCTCCGCGCTGGCACCCTGCTGGTTTCGGGCATTGACGAAATCCTGGGCCGTGTGACGATGACGGGCAACCTGAACGCTGGCATCGCTGCCATCGCTGACGGTGATGTCATCTTCACCCAGGGCGACTACGTGAGCGCGGCCGACCGCCTGGCCTACACCGGCCTGGACGGCTGGATTCCCAACGCCGTCGACTTCGCCGCGACCCCCACTCTGTTCGGGTTCAACCGGAGCGTGAACCGCACCGGCCTGGCCGGCTACGCGTTCAACGACACCACCTACCCCGGCTACAGCGAAGAGGAGGCCGTGCAGCTTCTGGCCCGCTTCATCGGCCGCGGCGGTGGAACCCTGAACTGCGCCTTCATGAGCCACGAGCGGCTGACCCGTCTGGTCAACGCGGTGGGCTCCAAGGAGGAGTTCGTCAAGACCGTGCCCGTCAAGAACATGCCGAAGTCTGAGGCTGAACTCGGTTACGACGGTATCCGCATCCGCACCCCCTCGGGGCTCGTGGAGTGCTACGCCGACCGCAACTGCCCCAACGGCACCATCTACGCTGGCGACATGGCTCAGCTCAAGATGATCTCCATCGGCCAGTGCCCGCACTGGATCACCGACCCGGGCGGCGGATCCACCGGCCGCACCATGGAGAGCGCAGCGGCGCAGGAGATGCGCCTCACCGCGTGGCCACAGCTCGCGATTCGACGCCCCCGCTCGTGGGGCCGGTTCGACTGGGCTTAATCCCTGGACTGCGCCCCCTGCCTGATGGCGGGGGGCGCGCATTAGGAGAGCACCATGGGATTTAAATACCATGACGTGATAAACCAGGTTCCGGGATATACCCAGCTATCCGGTACGGTCACCACCGGCGCCCTCGGGGCGTCCACCACGCTGGCGATCAACGGCGTGGTTTCGTGGACCAGGATCAGCGTGGGCCGGTTTCAGATCGTGCTGGATAACGACTATGTGTCGCTGCTGAACGTGCAGATGGCCGCGGAAGACACTGCTGAGCAGGGGTTCCGCTTCCAGATTCACTCCGAGGCGGTGACCACGGCGCTGGCCGGCACCATCGACCTGCAGTTTTACGACTACAACTCGCCGGGGAATCTGATCGACCCGGCCGGCACCATCCTTCACCTCACGATTGAGTTGCAGGCCAACGACATCGGCTAGTTGGAGGTAGACATATGTCCCGCACGCGTACCCTGGCGAACCTGCGTACTGAGGTACGCGAGCGAGCCGATGTTGATTCCAACTACATTGAGGATGCCCAACTAGACCGGCTCATCAATGCCCAACTGGCCCGCCTCTATCGGGTGCTGGTCCAAGTCAACAAAGATTTCTATTTCGAGGAGGATGATTCCCTTGCGGTCACGTCTGGCAACCCGGCGGTTGCCCTGCCGGCTGACTGCTGGCGCGTTCTCGGCGTGGACGTCCAGTATCAGGGCCAGTGGTATCAGCTCTATAAATACAACCGCTCGGAGCGCAACCGCTACCAGGACGTAAACACCGTCGTTGGCACACGCTACCGTATCCGCGGCGGCGCCCTCATCCTGGCGCCTACTCCGGGATGGACGGGCACGCTGCGAGTGCAATACATCCCGGCGCCCCCTGTGCTGGTAAACGGCGGCGACACGTGGGACGGGTTCGCCGGCTACGAAGAGTTCGCCGTGGTCAACTCGGTTATCAGCCTCAAGAACAAGCAGGAGGAGGATGTAACCGCCGAGATGGTCGACCGTGACGCGCTGTTTTCTGACATCATGGCCACCGCTGAAAACGACGACGCAGAGCCCAACCGGGTGCGCGACGTGGAGCGCGAGGTTTATCAGGCGCGCTGGGGAACCTGATGCCTCCCCGTGACGTTCGCCCTGTAGCAACCTCGATGCCCGAGGTACGTGAAGCCGTTGATGCCATCAAAGAGGCCATTGACGAGCTGCGGGAAATTCCTCTGCTGTCCTACGAGGTGGTGGACGCAGACCTCGCGGTGGGCTCTAACAGGGTCCAGCATGGTCTCGCGCGCACTCCCCAGGGGTGGCTGATTGCCGACCGCGATTCGGTGGCCACGCTGTACCGCACGGCATGGACGACGCGAGATATCACGCTGCAGGCTTCCGCGGCGATCACCGTCAGGATTCTGGTGTTTTAATGGCAGGCTTGCGAAAGATGGCGATCCCCCTGACGTTCCAGACGGGCGTTGACACGGGGTCAGACCCGAAGGTCACCGGGCAGACGCTGCTCAAGGCGGAAGACGCCGTGTTCCCTCGCAAGGGGGCGGTAGGAAAGCGCCGGGGCACGCGCTCGCTTGCTGGAACGCACGCCGAGCAGCACATGGCCACCTATAAAGACCGGCCGGTGGCCTTCGAACACGAGCTGCTCGTAGAGGATGGCGCGGACATCACCAGCGGCGCGTTTTCCTCCGTGGACACAATGAGCCTGTGGGACGTGTCGCTGAATCGCACGCAGACCCCCGAGGGAGAGCAGCGGTTTAACGCCGAGGTGCTAGAGGTGGGCCTGGTCCGCACGTGGGCTTATGCCGTCCATGAGCCCGTGGGCGGCACCTATGACATCCACATCGAAACGTTTGAGCGGTACAACGGGCGCCCTCTGGCCAACACCATTATTTCAGGCCCGTCGGCGGGAAATAATCCGCAGTGCCGGTTGGTGAACCTGAACGGGGCCCTGTACTACCTGTACGTGAGCACAACCCGTATTTGGCTTGGTTCTGTCAACGTGACCACGGGCGCGATCGCCGGTGCCGTGGATACCGGCGTCCTGCTGTTTTCCAATAACCAGCAGTTCGACGCGGTAGCGGTGTCAACCACCCACATCATGGCGTGCGGCCGGGACAGCACAGGGAACAATCTGAGGGTGGCCAGCCTGGACATCGGCGGCGCGTCGTATGCCGGCGTGAACTTCGCGGCGGTCGACGTTGACGCGGTGGGGATCTGGCAGCGGCAGACAGACGAGGCGGTGATTTGCTACTTCCTCGGAACCGGTCGAGACCTCCGGTTTATCGCGTATGACATCTCCCTGGCCGCCCCCACGGTGGCTGACACGCGCTTGCGGCTCCTGCCGGCCAACACCGTGGCGTACAACATCACCGGAATCAACGCCACGCCGGACACGGCGCAGGTGTTCTACACCCAGGACGAAACGGTTCACAGCCTGGTCCTCGTGGAGCCCCGGGTGTACCGAGCAGAGCTGAACCTGCCGGGCCCCGCGGTCACGTCTGACGCTGTTATCTGCAACAAAGCCGTGGTGGCGAGCAAGCCGCTGGACGATACCGCCGACTCGGGCGACGTGTTCCTGTGGATCACGTATGAAACGCAGAGTTATGCATACCTCCTCGACGGGGCCGGGAACCACCGGGGGAAGGCGTTCCCGGCGCTGGCCGAGGGCTCCAACGCGGCTGAGCCCGTGGCCACCTGGTTTATCGCCACCATGGATAGCGCATCGACGGCCCTTCGCTACAAGCCCACGGTGGGAGACACCAGGGCGCCGGCCATGGTGACCATCGCCAGGCCGGCAAACGGGGTGCTGACCCTCGAGGCTCAAGACCAGCTGCAGATTCCCACGTCTCTCCCTGTGCAGTTCGACGGCGAGAGCATCACCGAGCTGGGGTTCCTCCACGTTCCTGACGTGGTCTCAGGCGCCGCGGCTGGTGGCGGGAACCTGTCGGCCGGTGACTATCTGGGGATCGTGGTCTACGAGGACCGCGACACGGGCAACCGCCTGCACCAGAGCAGCCCGAGCCTTCCCAGTGCCACGGTCTCGTCTGGCGCCACGGGCACGATCACGTGGACCATCCCATTCCTGACGCACACCTTACGGGAAAATGTGACGGTCACGCTGTGGCGTACCAACGCCGACCGTTCGACGTATTACCGTCATCCCAGCGTAAACGAGCCCAACAACACCGCCCTGGACCAGTTCACATTTGATGACGGCTCCGTGGCCGCAGATGACGACCTGTCAGCCGAGGCGCGCCTGTACACCGATGGGAACGTACTGGCGAACACGCAGCCCCCCTCGGGGCATGTGCAAGGGGAACACCAGGGGCGGCTCTTCATCGTGGACAACGAGAGCCCCGAAACGCGGGTGAGGTATAGCAAGCCTTACGCCGAGGGGATCGGGGTTGAGCACGCAGATTTGCTCTACCTCGACGCGCCCCCCGAGGGCGGGGATATCACCGCGATCCACTCGTTCATGGGGCGCCTGCTCGTGTTCAAGGCAGACCGCGTCTATGCCTACGGCGGAAAGGGGTTCACGAACACGCTGCTGGGCGCCGGCTACGGCGATCCGTACCTGATTTCCGAGGCGGTAGGCTGTACCAAGCAAAAAACAATGGTCTTGATCCCCGGCGGCCTGATGTTTCAGGGCGCAGCCCGCCTCTGGCTCATCGACAAGGGGTTCCGCGTCCAGTCCATCGGGGACGCTGTGCGGTACTGGACCGACCCCATCACCCGCCGCCCCAGCGGGGCCCTGGACTTGCGCGCTGCGGTGAAGCTCCCTGAGTTGTCAATCGTGGTCTACGTGACCGATGATATGGCCCTGGTCTACAACTATCTGTACGGCCAGTGGGCGACGTGGACGGGGCACGTTGCCACCGACGCCACCGAGGCTGCCGACCACCTGTTTTTTAAGGCGCCCAGCGACGACACGATTCGAATCCGCGACGTGGCCACCTTCCTTGACGGTGCCACGCCGGTGACCCTCACGGTGGAGACCGGATGGTTATCCTTCGCGGGGCTGCTCGGTTACAAGCGGGTATATCGGGCCATGTTCGGGGGCCAAAACATCACATCCCACACGCTTCGGATTCGGATCATGTACGACCTGGAGCCTGAGTGGATAGACGACCTCACTTTTGACAGTTCCACGCTGACCCGCTTCGGCTCTGAGGCCCACATGGGCGACGGGCTGTCGTCCTACGAGGGCATGGGATACCAGGTGGGAGCGAACCCGAGCCGTCAGAAGTGTACGTCGATCCGCTTCCAGTTCTCAGATGATGACCAAACCGGGAGCAATGAGAGCTATGATCTGACGGCGCTCACTTTCGAGGTGGGTATCAAGAGTGGTACAGTAGTAAGACGCGGCAGCCGACGGAAGGCCAGCCCGTAGGAGATACGATGGCACTAAAAGACGCAGACCTGTTCAACTCGCAGTATGGGAGCACCTCCGACGGGCTTCCGTATGTGGGTTCCGCTGACTGGTATACCGGCCAGACCGCAGGGCGCCAGCCGTTGCCGAAGTACTCCATGGGCGCGCCTACTCAGTGGCAGGGCTACGGCGCAGGCGTCGGGCGCGATGTTTACGGCCAGCAGCCTTGGAGCAAGGTGGACTACGGCGCGCACGAAGAGGCGGCCTTGGACGCCCTGCAGCAGCTCGCCACCGGGCAGCGGTCTTACGCCCTCGAGGAGGCTGAGCGGCGCTCTGCCGCGGCCCAGGCCGGCATCGGCAGTCAGGCCCTGTCAGCTCAGCGCGGGATGTATAACCCGGCCCTGGCTCGCCAGGCGCAGCGGTCACAGTCGCAGGCCGGGCAGCAGATCGGCACCCTCGGAAAGCTCGCAGCGGAGCGTGAGCGGCAGGCTGCGTCACAGGCCCTCATGGGCGCCGGCTCGTCGGCGCTGGGGCGCCGGCAGGCCCTCCAGCGGATTCAGGCGGGGTACGCCGGCATGGGGCTGGATGAGCGTTACAGGCAGGCGCAGGCGCGGGAACAAAAGCTCGGGCTCGATATCCGAAAGGGTGCGGCGGCGAAGGCCGCAGACCACGATGACACGCAGGAGAAAAGAAAAATAATCGAGGGGACGGGTAAGGCAACAATGGGGGCCCTGATGACCATGGCGGGGGGCGGAGGTTGATATGACCATTTTTAGTGACCGCCCCGGAGACCTGTTCAAGAAAACCCCGGATGCTCCGTACCGCATCGAGTCGGGTATGTCCCCG